ATGTGCGCGTCAAAACGCATTTAAGGAATCTTCGTAGAAATAGTCACTTCTGCGATCACCTTCAACGTGCGTGGAACAAGTATGGCGAGGAAGCGTTTGCCGTAAAACTTGCATATGAAGCAAAAAATCCGAATGAAGTACGCGCAATAGAGCAAGAACTACTGGATTTTGTTTTTCCTGACGGTCTATACAATGGTAAAAGTTCCGCAATAGGGATGCCCTGCGGGGACAACCATCCTGCCAAGCGAAGTGACTGGCACATGAGGTCGATTCTTATTGATCTTAGTCCAGAAGAGCGCAGGCAAAGATACGGTAAAGCGCGTGGCTTAAAGCGAGCCAATACAGAAAACTATAGGCGTGGCGCTGCCAAGCGTCTTGCTGATCCTGATTTTAGGGATAAGTTGAGTCAGGCTTGTAGAGGTAAGCGCCAAGTTGTGACATGTCCAAAGTGCGGTGTTTCTGGCGGCGGGGGAAACATGCGTAGATACCACTTTGAAAATTGTGCAAAATGAAGGTAAGCCCCGCACTGATTGAACTTGTGAAACACCACGAGGGTTTGCGGACTAAGCCTTACCGCTGTCCCGCTCTCTTGTGGACTGTCGGCGTCGGCCATGTCATTGACCCTACTCACGCTGCGGTGAAGTATGAGGAGCGGAAGAATCTACCGATACCCGAGGGCTGGGATCGCATCCTTAGCATGGGAGAGGTGGACGCTATTTTGGTTAAAGACCTTGGCCGGTTCGAGCGTGGTGTTCTTCGACTTTGCCCTGCTGCTGCTGGCCGTCAGGGAGTCTTCGATGCTCTGGTCAGTTTTTCCTTCAACGTGGGCCTTGGCAATCTGCAACGTAGTTCGCTGCGGATGAAGACTAACCGAGGCGACTTTGAAGGGGCTGCGGCAGAATTTATGAAGTGGACCAAGGCTGCGGGTAAGGTGCTCCCCGGCCTCGTCAAGCGCCGTCTGGACGAACAGAGGGTATACTTGTCGTAAATTAGGTATAATTGCGCCCAAATAGTCTTGCCCGACTGGTAAGACGCGGGACTTAGGAGAGGTTTATGCCTGCGTCGATGACATTTACCAGTTTGCAGTCGGACATCCGCAACTACCTCGAACGCGGTGGTGCGACCGACCCTATTGTTTACGAGCAGATTCCCCGGCTGATTACGTTGGCCGAGCGGCGGATCGCCCGTGAGCTAAAGATCCAAGGCTTCCAAACGGTGGTCAATAGCGTCATGCAAGCCGGGGTAGCGGTCTACCCGAAGCCGGATCGCTGGCGTGACACCATCAGCATCAACTACGGCACCGGTACTGGGAACAATACCCACACCCCGGTCTTCCCCAGAGCCTACGAGTACATCCGCTCCTACTGGCCGAACGAGACGACTAGGGGTGGCCCGCAGTTCTACGCGGACTACGACTACAAGCACTGGATCTTTGCACCGACTCCGGATGCCAACTATCCGCTGGAAGTGCTCTATTACGAACTGCCGCCGTTGCTGGACGACACAAACCAGACCAACTGGCTGACGGAGTTTGCTCCGAACCTGCTGCTGTACGGATCGCTGGTGGAGGCTACGCCCTTCATTAAGGACGATCAGCGCGTGCAGTTGTGGCAGTCCTACTATGACCGGTCGCTTGCGGCGCTTAATGGCGAAGATCTACAGAAGATCGTGGACCGCTCGACGAATCGCCGGGAGGCTTAATACGTGACTACATACACCAATACTTTCGGCGGCACGACGATCTATCCAAGTGATGTCTCGTATCGCTATGTCTCGCTAACGATTGATCAGGTGCTGGACTGGCCGCTTGAAGCGGCTCCGACTACGAACGTCGTGGCGTCCATCATGGACATCAATGCGACGGCAAGCAGCCTTGTCATCACGATGCCGGATGCGACCGAGGCTGGTACTGGCCAGACGGTACTGTTCAATAACGTAGGGGCTAATACCTTCTCCGTTAAGACCAGCACTGGCACATTGATTTGTGCGCCGCAGTCGGGCACGACGTTTCAGATTTACCTGACCGACAACAGCACAGTAGCGGGCACTTGGCGTTCGTTCCAGTATGGGGCTTCGGCTTCGGCTACTAATGCGGCTGCGCTGGCTGGGCTTGGCATCAAGGCGATTGCAACGACTCTCAACCAGTCGATGCCAGTTAGCACGTTTAATAGCAACTACACCACCGGTAGTAGCGACCGAGCAAAGGTGCTCGTATGGAACGGTGGGGCAGGGACGCTTTCTTTAGATTCAGCCCCAACTGTGGGATCGGACTGGTTTGTCAACGTTCGCAACAGCGGATCTGGCGATCTAACCATTGATCCCAATAGTTCTGAATTGATTAACGGTGCGGCTACGCTCATTTTGGCTCCGGGCGACAGTTGCATTGTGGTCACAAACGGTGTTCAGTTTTTCACCATTGGCTTCGGACAGTCCTCGGTCTATGCCTTTACGGTATTGTCAATTGATGTTTCCGGTAGCGGCAATTACACACTGTCGATTGCTGAACTGAACAAGACGGCCTACATCTTTACCGGTACGCTGACAGGCAACCGAGACATTGTGGTTCCCAACACGGTTCAGCAGTACTGGGTTAGCAACCAAACTAGCGGAGCCTATGCTTTAGGTATAAGAACTGCGACTCAGGGATCTCCCGGTGAAACTGTTGTCCAAGGTGGACGATCCATTTTGTATTGTGATGGAACAGACGTAGTTGATGCAGACACAGCGTCAATATCCGTTCCTATTTCCGTGGCGCAAGGCGGTACCGGAGCAACCTCGGCCGCAGGCGCTCGAACGAACCTGGGTGCAACAACAGTCGGAAACGCTGTATTTACTGCCGCTAACACAACGGCTGCGCAGATTGCTCTCGGGCTTGACCCGATTGAGGGCGGTACGTACTAATGCCGTTGCAACCGGTTATTGTTCGCTCTGAACCCGGTATCAAGAGAGACGGTACCAAGTTTGAGGGCAATCATTACGTTGACGGCCAGTGGTGCCGATTTCAGCGTGGGCTACCCAGAAAGATGGGCGGCTATCGTGCGCTGCAAGATCAACTGGATGGTATTGCGCGTGGCATGCATGTGCATAACCACAATGCGTATACATACGTCCACATTGGCACATCGGATGGTGTGTTCCGTTTTCGCTTAGAGCAGAACGGCAACAGCAGCATCGTCACGAACCGAACTGATCCGAGCTATGTCTCGAACAACAATGCGCTCTGGCAATTCGACGTTGCGTTCAATACGGCCAACGCGCAGAACGAAATCTTGGCGCACTACGCTCCAAACCTAGAAGACATCTCATCAGATGCCGCTGGGCAGCTTTATGCTGGATTTGATAACGGCACAGCGCCGCTCACTCCTGTTGCAGGCATCACGGTTTCTGGCGGCATCGTTGCCTTGGCTCCGTATGTGTTTGCTTATGGCTCTGATGGTTTCATTCAGTGGAGCCGCGCTGGTTACACAGACGACTGGACTAACGGTGACTCTGGCTCTGCTCGCGTCACAAGCCAAAAGATCGTCAAAGGCCTGCCGCTTCGATCCGGTGCCGGTAACGCGCCGTCTGGACTCTTCTGGTCGCTCGACTCGGTAGTTCGCGCTACATATGTCGGCGGTGCTGCTGTATTCCAGTTTGACACCATCACCTCGCAGTCAAGCATCCTGTCGAGCCAGAGCGTCATTGAGTACGACGGCATCTACTACTGGTGCGGCGTTGACCGCTTCTTGATGTTCAACGGTGTTGTACGCGAAGTGCCGAACAACCTGAACCTAAACTGGTTCTACGACAACCTGAACTTTAATCAGCGCCAGAAAGTATTTGCCGTCAAGGTTCCGCGCTGGGGCGAGATCTGGTGGTGCTACCCCCGTGGCAGCGCAACTGAATGCACCCACGCCGTGATCTACAACGTGCGTGAGGATACATGGTACGACACGGAACTTCCGGCTACGGGTCGCTCGGCTGGCATGTATGCGCAGGTCTTCAGTTCTCCGCTGATGATTGGTGTGATTGATACTGAGACAACGCAGTACCGCATTACCGAAGCCGGTGATCTTCGTGTGACTGAAGATGAAGATCCGCGCATCATCAATGACCCCAAGGGCTACGTGGTCTGGCAGCACGAGTACGGCACCGACGAGATCAATGGCTCGCAGATCCGCCCAATTACTTCTTACTTTGAGACGGCGGATATGTCGTTGATTGCATCTGAACAGCCGCAGAATATGGCCATGCGTGTTGAGTTTTTGGAACCAGATTTTATTCAATCTGGTGATATGACGGTAAGAATTACTGGTCGCGCTAACGCTAAAGCGGGTGAAGTCACAAGCGATCCACAGACGATCTATTCAACGCCGACAGAGAAGCAGCAGCAGTTAGTGTACTTCCGAGAGATTCGCCGCGAGCTACGTTTTCGCTTCGAGAGCAACACGCTTGGCGGTAACTACCAGATGGGCCAGATCATTGCGCACATCGAAGCGGCTACGGGCACCGTCTTGGGAGAGAACCCATGAAGACTCACCGAATCGTAGACCCGCGTGGCATAGACTTGCAGGCTTGGGCGGATACGCTCTGCTTGGACTTGGACGAGTATGCTGTCATCCCGCAGTTGTATCAGGAAAGCGAATGGCAAAACTGGGCTGCGGGTTTGATCAGCATCAACGGCATTTCCCAGTTGAACCCTCCGTCGCCGTATCAGTTTGACGACTGGCGCGAGTGGGCGCTTCGGTTCTATCAGGTTTTGAACTAGGTGATCTATGGCTAACTACTACACGTATGGCACGGTTCCCGACATTGATGAAACTTTGTACGGGACATCTGTGAATTATGCAGGCTTGGGATTTCCAGAGCTTGCAGATCGCGGCCTGCCTGAAGAAGATCCGGTGGGCCCTTCGCCGTTGAGTTTGGCTGAAGAGCCAGCCCCTGTCGATCGCCCGCTGCTCGAAGAGCCGTACTATGGTCTGTCCGAAGAGTACAACGAACCGGCTACACTGCCGTCGCGCCGTGAGGATTCTCAGCCCGCTCCTCCTCCGCTAACCTCTCTCACAAGCTCGGGCGATACTGTCCCAACTTACATTCCTCCGGGTCTTGAGGCTGCGTTCTTGCGTATGCGAGGACAGTCGCCCGAACAGTTGGCTGCGAAGGCGGAAGCCACTGCGCAAACCAAGCCGCAGCGTGAAGTTTTATCCGAGCTTTTAAAGGCTGGTCAGTTTGATCAGGCATTCAAATACGCCAAGGATCAGGGCGTTCAGAATCTGTTGATTGATCCTACAGAGCTTAAGGCTCTGCGTGGCCCGTTTAGCAACGACGAAATGAAGTCGTTCTTTGCTGCTATGCCTAAAGATCTGATGGGCGAGCAGGATGAGAGAGCGATTAAGTTCACGCCGGATAAAGCTCTTGATCAGTCTCTTCAAGTTGCCAGCATTCCAAGAGAAGGAATAGCTGCTGGACCACTTGGCGACATCATTGGTTATCCAGATGTTCAGCGAGCCTTTGAACCGCAACAACTTGTTAAAGAGCCGAACGCTTTTGACAAGCTAATTAAAGCCGCTGTTTACGCTGGACTTGCTTTTGCTGGTGGTAGCGCATTATCTGGGCTTGGCGGCGTTAGTGGTGCTGGAGCTTCTGGCGCAGGCGCATTAACTGGCGTTACGCCGACTGGCCTTGTTCCAGGGACGACTGCCGCTAAGCTTGCAGCCGCTAGTGCTGGTGCCGCTGGTGGGGCTGCTGTCGCTCCATTGGCTGAAGTTGTTATTACTGCGTCCAAGTTTGGCTTAACAATTCCTCAAGCCGCTGCATTGGTAAGCGCAGGAGCCACTGGTGCTGGTGCATTTTCTAGCGGAACTGGCGCTCCTGCTACTGCGGCAACGACTCCTACGCAGCCTCCGCTTGAAGAGGTTGTCGTTACTGGGAACAGGGCGATTGATCCATCTTTGCTGCGGCTTGTCCCCGGCTCGCTTGCATCAGCCAATTTGATTCAAGGAATGACCGACATCCCAACGGATATTTATGGACAAGTGGAAGGTCAGCCGGATCTTACAGAAGGCAAGCTTGATGCGATCGAAGCGCAACAGCCTAAAGAACCTTTTAAAGATATCCTAGATGAAGTCATTGTTACCGGCAGTAAGTACAAGCCGGGGTTGCTTGACTTAGCCACGATTGGTACTGGCGGTTTGACTGCCGCTGAAATTCTTAAAGGCTTTACTGAGCCTGCCTTGCGTCCTTATGAGGAACTGCCTCCAGAAGTTGAAGTCCCAACAGAAGAAGTTGTTGTCACCGGCACCCGTCCGCCGCCGATCGATCTGACGAAGATTGGTCTTGGAGGATTGACGGCTGCTCAGATTGCGCAAGGCTTTACTCAGCCTAAGGTAGATCCGCTGACCGGCGAGCCAAAGGAGCCGCCGAAGACTGAGCAGGAATTGGATAAGATTCAAGAGGCGCTTAAGACTGGCACCACGATTCCGGGAACAGAAACCGCGCTGGATAAACTCAAGAAAATTTTTGAGCAGTACGGAACTGTTGAAAACGTCATAAAGCTTCTTGGTGCTTTGGGTTCTGCGGGTGCCGGCGGTGGCGCAAGTGGTGGCACTGGACTGGGAGTTGGTGGCGGCTTAGGCGGCACGTTGCCGAAGTACACCTATACTCGCAAACCGCTAAGCCCTGCTATTGATTACTACACCTACGGCACCCGGCCTGAGGCTCAGTTCTTTGAGCAGGGCTTGCAACTGGAGGCTCCGACGCAGCCTGAGTTGCCTCAACCACAATTGCCCCCTGCCCGTCCTCCGGGCGATGAGCCTGTCATGGCTCAAGGAGGTTTGATGGGCTATGCCGATGGCGGCTCTAAAGAGTCTCGTTACGTGGACGGCCCCGGTTCAGGTCGAGAAGACAAGATCCCGGCTCTTCTGAGCGACGGGGAATATGTAATGGATGCAGAAACGCTGGCCCTTTTGGGGGACGGTTCGACCAAGGAGGGTGCTCGGCGCATGGATCAGTTCCGTGCTAATATCCGCAAGCACAAGGGTCGTGCCCTCTCGCGTGGCCAGATTAGTCCGGACGCAAAGTCGCCCGAGAAACATATGGGCGGAGGGTTGAGCTAATGAGCGTAAGCGACTTTCTTTTTGAGGGCAAAGCCCCAAGCCCGGTTACCCTGACCGGAACGCAAACTGTTCAGCTTCCTGAGTGGTATACCCAATACACCACGGACATGCTGGGAAAGGCGCAGGCCGCTTCTAATCTTCCTTACGCTCAGTTTCCTGGCCCGCGTATTGCTGGCTTTACGCCAACAGAGCGCACGGGCTTTGAGGCTACCAAGACCGCTGCTACGGCTGCTCAGCCGTTTCTTGGGCAGGCTGGTGAAACGTTGGGAAAAGCGGGCGAAGTCAGTGGCCTAGGAGCGGCATTTCCGTTCTTAGGGGCTGCGGCTCAAACGTTCCCCGGTGCCGCTCAGGCATACATGAGTCCCTACACCCAGAACGTGGTCAATCAGATTGCGGAGCAGGGTGTACGCCAGTTGCAGGAGAAGTATCTCCCGGCTGTGGGCGAGGAGTTTATTAAGGCTGGCCAGTTCAGCGTCGGCCCCGGCTCCAGCCGCATGGGCGAGTTTGGTGCTCGTGCCTTGCGCGATGTTCAAGAGGCTGTACTGTCTGAGCAGGCTAAGGCTTTGGAGTCTGGATACAAGACGGCCGCCGACATCTTCGGTACTGACGTAGGCCGTATGGCTACCTTGGCTGGAACGGCGGGCACGCTTGGCGTTCAGGAGTCACAAGCTTTGCGCGATCTGGCTTCTCGTTATGGCGAGCTTGGCAGCGAAGCGCAGCGGCTCGGGCTTACCGGAGCCAAGGCAGTTACAGATGTTGGCGCCGCCGAACGCGCTATGCAGCAAGCGAACTTGGAGCTGGCTTACCAAGATTTCTTGCGCCAAGAACAGTATCCGAAGGAGCAGATCAAGTTCTTGTCGGAAACGCTTGGCGGTGTGCAGTTGCCGAAGACAGAGATTAGAACCGAGCAAAGCATTCCAAAGCAGGAAGATTTGACCACCGGTTTGTCTGACGTTGCCAATACATACAAAGTTTTGGATGAAATCCTTAAAGGGTCTACAGGCTCTAGCATTGGCTCCCTTGTCAGAAAGTTCTTTGGAGGCAGCTAATGAACGGCTTGCCTGATCCAAGAAATAGACTTAAACGGGACATGGTGAACTTGTATTCTAAGTACATCATGGGAACCACTCCGGCTGCGGATGTACGCAAACTCGGCGCTACTGTCCCCGGTCAGGCAGCGGTTAACTGGGGTGATCCAGAGTTAATCGAGGACGAAGACGAGGAGCAGGCTTCTGCTCAGGCTGTTTCCGAAGAAGACGAATCTGAGGATCAAGTTGCCGCTCAGGCAGCGGAAGAAGACGAGGATGCTCTCGAAGAAGAGGGTGCAGCAATGGCTGGATTAAGCGACGTTAAAAAGCCCGAAGAGAAAAAGAAGAAGAGCTACGACGAGATGATTCTCGAAGAGCTTGAGTTTGCTAAGGCAAAACTTCTTGAGCCTAAGAAGCTCAGCATTGCTGACATCTTGGGTGCGGGAAACATTCGTAAGTCTGCTGCTCTAATCCGTGAGACGGAGAAAGAGAACGAAGAGCGACAGATGAAAGCGCGTGAGTTGGCGCTCGATATTCTTGGTCGTCGATCGACTGCTGAAAAGGAGCAGCGTTCCGCTGAAGCGTTGGCTGATTATCGTCGGCAAATGATTGCTGCCCGACAAGCTGCGGGCGCGTCTGAGGCTGATAGACAAGCTAGATCACGAGCAGCCGCATTGTTCCCGAATCTTACGCCTGAACAGGCTTATGTTGAGTATTTAAAAACATACGAACCACCGCCGTCTGGTCCGCGTCCGGCTTCACAGCCGCTAGACTTTCAGATGGGAATGATTGCGCAGATGCGCGATACGGGTATTCCTAGAAAGCCGACTCCTGGTGAACTAAAGGCTCTTGATTATTATGAGAAGCGACAAAAGCGAGGCAGCATTTTAGATGCACTGCTTGAACGCTACATGGTTGATCAGACCGCTGAATAACGAGGCTAGCGATGCCTAACTTTAAGGTTGTTGGACCTGACGGCAAGAAGTGGAACGTGCCGGCTCCTGAAGGAGCCACTCAGGAAGAAGCCGAAGAGTACGTGCTGCGGACTAAGTACGACTCTGCTAAGCCTGCTGCTCCTAAGCCTGCGGAACCTCGGCCCGTGCAGCTTCGTCCTGCACAAACCAAACCGGTTGTTGCAGAAAAGCCGGCCGTTGATTTCATGGCAGCTCAGCGTGAGCAGCCAAAGCCGGCTGTTGCTCCTCCTGCTCCAGCGCCAACTGGAAAGACACGGCGAGAGCCAACTCCGCTTAGCCTGACATCGCTTGTGACCGAGCCTGCGCTCTCGATGCTGACTGGCGCTGCCGGTCTTATTCCGTCTTGGGCGCGTGGTCTCTATGGTCTTGCGACTGGCGAGTCTGATCCAGAAGCCGCAGCCAAGATGCGCGAAGTGCAGCAGAAGCTGACATACGAACCGCGCACACAGATGGGCAAGCTCGGCATGGAGACTATTCGTCCGGCTGCGGAAGTGCTGTCTATTCCGTCGGAGTTGATTGGAGAGGGCGTCACAGCAGCAACCGGATCTGAAGTTGCCGGCGGCATCGCGCAGGATGTTCTTGGTCCAGAGATCGTTATTCCTGGAGCCATTGCCACAAAGACTTTGATTCGTGGCGGCAAGCAGGTTCCGACAACTGCTGTTGAACCGACCCCGCCAGCGCCGCCTTCTGTTGTTCCCGAGACTCCGATCGCCAAGCCGAAGCGTGGCCGCAAGCCTAAGGCAACTGATCTTCCTGTCGTAAAGAATGCGGATCAGGCCAACTCTGAAATTACTAAGTCAGAGATTGACCTTTCGCCAGATCCTGAACTAGAAGCTGCGCGTATTGCTGCGCGATCGTTGCCTGAGAACGTGCTGCCCGGAGTCAAGACTGGCGAGAGAGTAGCGCCGAACGTTGCCTTGCAAAGGCAGATCACGAGCGCGGCAAAAGAATTGTTGGAGACTGGCGAGGTCAAGATTGACCCCAGCATTCCGCCGTTCTTGCAAGTTGCCAACCTGTTGCAGTCTGGTCGTTTGCGACCGGATGTATACATCGAGATCCTGAAGAAGAACGATCTGACCCCAGAGCAGTTTGCTCAGTCATACGTTCAAGAAGTTTCTCAAGCCGGCCGCACGCTCCAAATTCTCAGTGACTTTAAAAAGTTCTCGCGAGAAGCAGAGGACGCAGTAGACAACATCAACACTCAGGCTGCTGGCGGCATCATTGATGAGCGCGGAATTTTCCGTCGCATCGAGGACATGCGTCGCGGACTGATGGTCTCGCAGCTATCGACTGCTGTTCGTAACGCGACCGTTGGTGGTGCTCGATCAATTCTTGATACTGGCACTAAGCTGATTGACTTTGGCCTCCAGAAGGTAACCGGCAAGGTCAACCCTGAAATGCCGTTAATGACGGCTGGCGATGCCTTTGGGCAGGTCATGAATCTGCTGACTCCTAAGCAGTCATACGATCTGACGAAACAGATTCTTGAGGTTCGCCCAAAGGAATACGACCAACTTTTCCGTGACTACAATGCTGGCGTAGCACTTGGCGGTAAGACCCCTGATCTTTTGGGCGGTGCTGAGAAAGCCGTCTATGCGCTGAACGTATTCAACCGATTCCAAGATAGCGTCTTTAGAAGCGCCGTCTTTGCAGACTCGGTTGAGCGTGGCATGAAAGCCCGTGGCCTCGACTTCAAGGAGACAATGAAGTCTGGTCGCATGGGCGACATACCGGAAGAGATTATCCAGCGCGGCGTTCAAGACGCACTCGAGTTCACATTCTCGAACAAGCCAAAGACTAAGGCCGAGCAGGCGATTGTCACTGCGATCGACAATATTCCAGGGGCAACGATCGCCATTCCGTTCCCGCGCTTCATGGTCAACTCGTTCAGATTCATGACCGAGTACAGCCCGCTGGGGCCGCTGCACTTAATGAATCAGGCGGAACGCGCGGCGGTCAGAGCTGGCGACACTAAACTTATTTCAAAGTCTTTAGCTGGTTCAGCATTGCTTTACGGTGCCTACGCCCTGCGTGACTCTGAGTACGCTGGCGAGAAGTGGTATGAGCTGAAGGGCGAAGATGGCGAGATGATCGACATGCGCCCGTATGCCCCGCTCTCGGCATACCTGTTTGCGGCAGATGTCATCAAGCGCAACATCGATGGCACGCTGTACGATCTAAAAGGATCTGACATCAGCGAAGCCGTACTGGGCATCGGCTCCGACAAGACCGGCTTGCAGATGGTTGACGGCCTGCTTGGCGAGATCCGGCAAGACCCAGAGTTTGGAGCGAAGAAGGCCGAAGAGTACTTCAGTAAGTTTGCCGGAGAGTACGCCGGCACCTTCTTCATTCCGTTCCAGCAGATCCGCGATGTTATGGCGGAGTTCGAGCCAGAGGAAGCAAAGGTTCGCCGGACAACCGAGGATGCTCTTGCCCCAGTCAAGGCAAAGTTGCCGGTGGCTGGTCGCGAATTGCCAGAGTCGTTCTCGTATACCAACCCGCAGCCTCGGGAGCGAATCGACCCGGCTATGCGTCAGGTTACCGGTGTCACGAAGATCGCGCCGAAGAATGAAGCCGAGAAGGAAATGGACCGGCTTCAGATCAAGGAGTTTGAAATCTTCAAGCGCACCGGTAGCACCGAAGCCGATCGCTTGGTGGCATCCAAGTCGGCAGCGTTGATTGACAACGTTGTGTCGAAGTTCGTAGCCGATGAGGCTTACGGCAACATGACCAATCACCAGAAGCGGCTGATCTTGAAGAAGTTGCTGGGTGAAGTGAACACGGCTGCGCGTGATCAGGCAATGAAAGAGAACCCCGAGTTATTCTTGGAGAGCGCGGTCAAGAAGTCTTTGAGCAAAGACGAGCTTCGGGTCCTAGAAGAGATGGGAATCAAACTGCCATCTTCAGAAGAACTTTCCTCTGCCCCAGTTCCTAGCAAAGAGGCCTCTGCTCCTCAAGGCTACTCCTTTGAGGATTTGACTCCGGAGCAAAGGGATCGCCTTAAGGGATTGATGTCGTCTACGCAAAGCCCAGAAATGGGCGGCGGTCTTAATCCAGAGTTCTTGTTGAATGCACAAACCTTTAACGCGACTCCGCTAGAAAAGCGCAAGGAACTGTTTCGCCTTTTGGCTACCAATCAAAGAGCGCATGGCGGTGTGATTCGTAAGGATCAAGGTGGGCTGGTAACTCCCGGCAACATCGATGTCAGCAAACTCCCGGCTGTCCGCAATCCGGATGGGACTGTCAGCACTGTTCGCTCTATGAGCGTCAATATTAATGGCAAAGAGGTATTGATCCCGACTGTCATTAATGGTCGCGTGGTTTCAGATGAAGAAGCCATTCAGAGCTACCTCAAGACAGGAAGGCATCTTGGGATGTTTTCATCCCCCGAGGCTGCGACGGCTTACGGTAAGAGCCTGTCCGCCCAAGAGGCTCAGCGGGTTCAGAAAGCCCGTGGTGGCTATACGCTTCAAGAAGAACTCTTGCTAAAGCGGTACGCAAACAGGTAGAGTCAAGCCCATGAAAAAGAAGGACAAGTACGTTCCCGTCCAGATCGAAGACGGCAAGTGGTACAGAGTCCGTGGGTACACGCACTCGGAGTGCTGTGATTGCGCGTTGGTCCACAAGGAAGAATATCGTCTGGTTGATGGTCACCTAGAATGGCGGGCCTCCCGAGACGATAAAAAGACCAATGCTCGCCGCAAGAAATTAGGGATAAAGGTGAATCGTGCCTCAGCTATCGACTGATGAAGAATTTATATCAGCGTGGAAAAAACTAGGCGGAGCTAAAGCGGTATCAGAATACTTCCAGATGAACATCCGTGCCGCACGGATGAGGCGAAGAACGATTGAACTTCGATACGGTATCGTTCTGGAATCCAAAGACAACGGCAAGGGAACTAGCTGGCGCAAGAAGGTTGGCGAAAGCCTGAACGAGTTGGCCGAGAAGCGTTCCCGTAACTACAAAAACCAGATTGATGAGACGCTGCATGACGGCGTTCTCATGGTGGCATCGGATGCCCACTACTGGCCCGGTATCGTCACCAAGGCTCACGAAGCCTTTTGCAAGTTAGCTAAGCAACTTAGTCCGAAAATGGTCATTCTGAATGGCGACATCTTGGACGGCGCTCGGATCAGCAGGCACGCCCGCATCATGTGGGAAAAGCAGCCGGAGCTGAAGGACGAAATCCATACCGTGCAGGATCGCTGCGCTGAGATCGAACGTGCGGCCAAAGGAGCCAAGCTCCTGCGCACCATAGGCAACCATGACTCCCGCTTCGAGAACTACCTTTCAGGCCGCGTAGGCGAGTTTGAAGAGATGACGGGCATGACCCTGCTCGACTATCTGCCGCGTTGGGAAGCAGGCTGGGCGATCCACCTGAACCGTGAGCAAGACGACTGGCTCTGCATCCGGCACCGACCCATAGCCGGGGGTGTTCACTCGTCCTACAACTCAACCCTTAAG